ACAGTGGCAAACGTAAAAAGCCTATTTGAGGGTCTACCCTCACAAATCAGGCAAGAATTCAATCAGGATCCAGCAAGTTTTCTTAACTTTGCTCAAGATCCTAACAACGGACAAGAGCTATCAGAACGCGGACTACTCATCGGCAACGATGGGATCGATATGCATGGATCAATCGTCAATAGTATGACGAAAATGCAGTATCAAACGATGCTAAACGAGAAATCGAAAATCGATTCTGAACCGCGTTCAGAAGCTATTTTGGATTCACCAAAAGACTAAACCGAGGGGCTAATTTCCCCGCAGTACGCCCAACCCCACTTGATGTAATTGGGCGTACTGACACCTTCGGTGGCAGGACAAGATAAAAAACACACATTGAGGTAACGAAATGAGAATCAAAAAAGGATGTAGTCTACAAGGACTACAAATACTAATGAGACCCGTATTAATCGAAGCTGAAAAAATATGGGACGACCTAGGCCAGGAACTAACAGTAACGGCCGGAACAGACGGAGAGCATTCCGCAGGATCTCTCCACTACTATGGCTATGCCATAGACCTCAGAACTCGATACTTTACACAAGAAGAAAAATTCCAAGCTTATTGTTCACTAGCAGAAGCTTTAGAACATATGGGATTTGACATATACTTACACGACACTCATATTCATGTGGAATATCAGGACATCATCAAGGATCATAATCTAGAATGGAGAACAGCTTACTAATGACGACATTCCTACTACAAAACTGGGACGTACTATCTCTAATCGTCACAAACATACTGGCACTACTTGCCAAATCACCCTTAAAAGGTAAAAACTAATGAAACGCAAAAAACTAGGTAACAAACAAAGCAAAAAACTATTTAAGTCTACAGCAGACAGAACACACGTGTTCAACGTCAACATGCGCCCGCTACGTGGCGGAACCAGACTTTAATGGCATGCACCAGCCCCCTAACTGGCTGGCGCTCCAAATTTGTAAACCCAACAGGCAAAAGATCAATCGTCTTTTCAATAAACGACGGTTACAAAGATCTCGAGGTCACCGTCCCTTGTGGGCGGTGCACATCCTGTAGGTTAGAGCACTCCAGACAATGGGCCGTGAGATGTATGCATGAGGCACAAATGCACAAAGGCAACAGCTTCATAACTCTCACATACGCACCAGAACACCTACCAGAGGATTACTCTATACATAAAACAGAACTACAAAAATTTATAAAACGACTACGAAAAAACACAGGAAAAGAACTCCGATACTTCGCCTGCGGAGAATACGGAGATTCAAAGGGAAGGCCACACTATCACGCCATCATATTTGGCTACGACTTCCCCGACAGATACATTCACACAAAAACTAAAAACGGAGATATACTATACAGATCTCCTATGTTAGAAAAATGTTGGAAATATGGACATTCGCTAATAGGCGAAGTAACATTCCAATCAGCAGCATACGTAGCACGCTACGTCATGAAAAAAAGAAAGGGCAAACCCGACGAGGTTGACCCAAAAACCGGCAAAACTAATGCCGAATACTACATGTTACAAAACGACGAAACAGGAGAGGTAACAACAATAGAGCCAGAATTCTGCTTAATGAGCAGACGCCCTGGACTGGGCAAAACATGGCTCGACAAATACAAATCAGATACAAACAAAGACTATATAACTATGAACGGCAATAAAATGTCATTGCCTAAATACTACGACAACATACTAGCTATCGAAGATGAACTCGATATGCTACAAAGAAAGAAAGTAAGACGCAGCAAAATCAATCAGGATGAACAAACGGCGGAACGACAGGGAGCCAAAGCAAAACTCGCCAACTTAAGGTGTACCATGCTGGTACGACCACTAGACAAAAACTAAAAGGTAAAAACTATGAAACTTAACATGTACTCTATCTACGACGAAGCCGCACAAGCCTACAACGCCCCATTCTTTATGCATAATGACGGGCTAGCTATACGCGCCTTCCAAGACAACGTTAACAGCGTAGAAGAAAACAACATAGCTAAACACCCTGGACACTTCACACTCTTTAAACTAGGAGAATACGACGACTCTAATGGAATGGTAAACCC